CGCTCCAGTACGCAGACCAGACTCTTGGATTAAGTTACCGACCACTCCAGTGGCTCCATTTTGGCTTAGTCCTTGGGTCAGAAGCCAAGCGTGTATCTCTTTAGCATTTGCTCTAACACCTTCTCCAACAGCAGCACCCGTAGGGTCTCCAGACGCAGTAGGAGACGCACCAGCTGCACTAGAAGAGGTGTTTTTCTGTCCATCGCCGCCTGGGTAGTAGGCGTTAGGGTCAGTAGGTACTTTTCCTTTGCGTAATTCAAAGTGCAAGTGAGGGCCGCGAACGGTGCCCGTGGAACCAGACTTACCAATTTGATCTCCAACTTTAACCTCTTGACCAGAACGAACTAACTTTATGTTTAAGTGACCGTAAATAGATGAGTATCCATCACCATGGTCTATTTCTACTGCAATACCTAAATCTCTACTTAAGTTTCTAGATACTACTTTTCCAGCAAAACGAGCATAGACAGGCGTACCAGTTGGCATAGGAGTGTCTTGACCTGTGTGATAATTTAAAGCTCCAGCCATTACTAATGATGAGTCTTTTGCGCCAAACCCAGCTCCCATTTGTTTAGAGAGAGAGGTGGAACCCATTGAAGCAGCTAAAGCACCATTAGCCATAGGTTGAGAACCAGAACTAAATGTAAATGCGTTTACTTGGGAACCCGCTGAAGAAGAGAACCCATCTGTTGGTCCACCCATTAAAAATCCCGCAGTTGCTGCTAACGCTGTAATTGCTCCAGAACTGACTTGACCAAGACCAGGTATAGCATTTATCAGTGCTGTTGCAGCAAAAGCTGTAGAGGCAAATTTAGCTGATTTGCCAAGACGACTTCTTAAACTACCTTTTTCTGAATCTCCTTTTATTTTGTCACCAACAAAGCCTCCCGCCATTGCAACAGCTCCTGCAACAGTTGCACCTTTAGCAACTTTAGCTATCGTAGCTAATCTTGCTGCTCTAGCTGTTGCAGCAGCAGTTGCTGCAGTCGCTGCAGTTGCTGCACCAGTAGCAGCAGTAGCACTTACTCCTGTAGCAGCTGCTGCTGTAGTAGCAGCAGTAGCAGCAGTAGCAGCAGTACCAGCAGCAGCAGTAGTAGCAGCAGTTGCTCCTGTAGCGGCAGTAGCAGCAGTTGCAGCAGTTGCAGCAGTAGCTGCTGAAGTGGTTGCGACTGCTGCACCACCAGCTTTTGCAGCAGTAAGGGCAGTTTTAGCTGCACCTGCTAGTTTCCAAGCTCCAATTCCTGTGAGTACGTTTGTAAGCAGACTTGTTACGCCACTACCTGATTTTGTTCCATTAAAGGTTTGTAGTGCGCCCTTCATTTGCAAAATTAATTCAGGTGTCTTTTCTAATGCTTTGTTTAGTTTTTCTAAAGCTGCTGCTGCAGTTTCTGCTCCTTTTAATAAGCCTTTTTCAGAATCTTGAGTAAGGCTTTCTTCGGAGTCATTAATTCTGTAGAAAGGATTTAAAGGATTATCAGATGTTTTAAAATCTTTTAATTCGCCGCTTTTTCCTGAAGCAATTTGTCCCATTGAAGCTTTTATTAAAGTCGCTGTTTCACCTGTAATACCCATGGTAGATAGCTGATAATCAAGGTTCATACCCATAGAGTCTTTTGCAAATTGCTCTGCACCAATTTTAGTTACATCTTTTCCAGCATAAAAGACATTCTTCATAAGGTCTTTTGCTATAGCGCCAGGTGTGCGCAAGTTACCCTTTGTGTCGTACTGGTTAATACCGTACTGGTAGAGCTGAGCTCCCATACTTCCTGTAGACAACGCTCCAATTGCAGATGAAGCAGCTGCGTTGTCCATATTCAATGCTTTTGCTGCTGCGCTTGTTTGTTCCAAGCCCATCTTCATGTTTGCACTACCAGGCATAAAGCTGTAGTTAGTAAATGTACCAAAAGCTTCGGCAGTACCCATAGGGCCTGTTATGCCGCCCTTCATGGCTGCCATTGTGCTTAATTGGTTTTGAGTTCTATTACTGCCTCCGAGCATAGCTGAAGAGCCGTAATATGAACCAGCTCTTTGTGCTACTGCTCCAACGTCTGGAAGCATACTTGAAAAGCCACCAACAATAGCCGTTGCTATCTGAGCTCCTGCAGCTATTTTACCAAATGAGGCTTGTCGTATACCGACGTCTAGGTACGCACTGTTTATCCTTTCGGAAGTGCTTTCGTAGTTACTTTGCTGCGCATTTGAGCCTGGTTTGGCAGCAGCCATAGGTGTTTGGCTTGAAAACTTTGGCGCACCACTTACAGATGTTTTTCCAAATACAGGTGTTCCTTGCCCATTACCAAATTGACCGCTTTTGGACAGAACCGCATTGACGTCCCCAAATGCTGATGGTCCAAGTCCTTTAATCTTTTTTAAGACGTCGTAGACACCAGAGAGTTCTTTTTTAAGGGTAGTAACAGAAGAGGTAAGTGTTTTTACATTACCCATAAAGTTAAATGCCATTACCTGTCCTTTCTGCCTTTGCCTTGGCTAGTTCTAGCCAATTTTGTCTCTCTCTTACTGACATGTCTTTTATATCAGATAGTGTCCATCCCTCATGATTTGCACTTATTGCTGCCCACTGTGAGAACAGTTCTAAGTACGACGTGTAACTACAGGCGAAACAAGGTTCCCAAATTAATGGATACCGTTACCTCGCCTTCACACTCAGGACACGTAACTTGTAGGTCAGTAAACTGAGGTCCGGGTACTCGCTTATTGATTTCTTTAACGATGTTCTTTCTATCTACCATTCCAAGATGCTGTACCTGTAATGCGCTATAGACAGGGTTGTCGTTTATCTTTAGCACACAGGCTTGAAGCAAAATTGTTGTTTGCTCTGCTTCTGATTTATCAGCATTTGCAATCAGTTGTTTTTGGTCACTACCTGTTGGAAGTTGAACCGTAAAGAGGTCTTTTTTACCTTTTACAGTAAAAACACGGTCGTTAATTGGGTCTGTTAAAATTTTAACCTTTACATCTTCGTTTAAATCTACAGTCACAATCTTGTAGTCTTCGCACTTATCGCAGTAGGAAGGTATTTCAATATCTACTCCAAAAGTTGCTTTAATGATTCCAAGTAGAAGAGCATCTAAGTCTCCCGCTAGCAATTCATCTAAAACAGACTCTTCGGCTTTGATGCTTCCAATAGAAACCGTTCCACGTTGAATTATTGCTGATAGAGCTTTTCCTATAGTTGTTGCTTTAGCAATTGCCTCTTCATCACGTCCGTTTAGCTCTCGCACCTCTGCGGTACGGAGGAGCTCCCCAGCGGGGGTTACATATCCGCCAGGAAGTTCCACCGTAGTATCCACAGGAGATTTAATTTGCGGATTGAAATCATCTTCAATCTGCTCATTCATGACTTGGTTTATGAGATTGTTAGCCATGGCGGGGTTAGCCGCTGCACTGATTGTTTTCGTTGTCATTTTATTCCTTTGTTAGATTGGATTAGTTAGTTTACAACTGCTGAGCGAGCCCCGCCGCCACCGCCACCGCTTACCGCTGTAGCAGCAACTCCTACATCACCAAATACAGAGGATGCTTGACCTGCTGCTGTTAGTGCTGTGCCAAAGTTGACGTCAAAACCTTCATGTACGAGTGTCATCTGTTCTACGAACAGAGCGTTATCTCCCGCATTTAGGTCTGAGTAAGCAATTGAGGTAGGCCAGCAGTTATACACCTTAAAGCGCATTGCTACGTGGTCTGTTGGAGGTGTTAAATCACCAGCTCCTTCTCCTCCAACTCCTGGAATTGGATGAGATAAAACTGCGATGTCTAGGTCGCAACGGAAGTTTTCTGCAACCCCACGTGAACCTGCTCCACCTTGAACTGTTGCAAACATATTGCGCATCCAGGCCCAGTTTTTAGAAGTTCCAAGAATTAGTCCACGTTGCAGAGTGATAGGAGCAAAGGTTGTTTGTCCTGGAATTTGGTGAACGGTAGTGTTGTAACCACCCTCACGGTAAGGAATAGAGTCTGTTGTTACAGCCATTCCCGATACGGATGTAAAACCCATAAC